TCGTCAGTTGAACATCGCGACGACCTTGTCGCCTTCGGCAATCACCCCGTCCAGATCCAGCCCGGACCAGCCCAGGCGAGTCGTGTAGCCGCCGTCCATGACGTAGTCGTCCCCGTAGTACTGGAAACCCGCGCCCTTGATGAAGAGCATGGTTTCGGACGGCGTCGTCGGCGAGTCGGACAGGGTGAAGTACTTGTTCGTGATGTCCGTGGCCGTGATCGTGTGCAGGTCGACCGTCCGCCCCCCGCCGGCCACGTCCGGCAGGTTCCACCAGCCGAGGGCCGCGCTGGCGTTGAGGCCCCAATACTGGCTGGCACTGGCACCGCTGGCGCCGTGATCGTGGTTTCCGGCAGCGACGGTGCTGGAGGTCGTACCGATGGCCGCCGAGGCGATCATGGCGAAGGTGATGCCGCCCGAGGCCACCGCCAGGCCGCTGGCGCTCTTGGCCAGGCTCGTGCCGTCCAGGTCGATGGTGACGTAGTCGCCGGAAATCTCCAGGCCCTGGCCGCAGTTGACCGCGAAGGCGTTGCCGGTCTGGCTCAGGCCGTCGCCGGCCGTGATGAGGCTGCCGCCCTTCTGTGCCCAGGCCAACGCGTCGGTGCCGACCGTGTCCGAACCTGCGTCGGTCGTGCAGAACCACTCGGTGTCCGCGTAGACCGTGCCCTCGGTGATGTACAGTGCGACGGCCGAGCCAGACGCGCCGGCCGCAAAGTCCGCCGGGCGTTCCCAGGTCGAAGTGCGCATGATCCAGATTCCGTTCTGGCTGGACGTGCTCTGCGCGGTCAGGAGAATGCGGTCTCCGTCGACCAGCGTGGCCACGCCGTCGATGGTCTGGGTTCCCGACAGCGTGATGTTGGAGACCGCCAGGGCCCGGGCCGAGGCCTTCCACTTGAGTCCGTTGTAGAGGGCGTCCACGTAGCTCTTGCGGGTGAGCTGGTTCGCGGTCGTCGGATCGGCAGTCACCGTCGGCAGGTTCGTCCCGAAACTCCAGACCGCGGCCACCGACTCAGTCTGGTCCAGGCGGGCGATGTTCGCATTGTCAGCCAGCTTGGCGAAGGAGATCGAGCCGGCAAGCATGGCGTCGGTTACCGAGGCGGCCTTGATCTGCAGGCCATTGGCCGACCGCTCCAGGCCGCCGGAGGCGTAGACCTTTACCTGCAGGACGTTAAGCGTCCCGGCCATCAGACTCTGCGAGTCCTTGTAGATCCAGCGCGCGTCAATGTCTGCCATGGTCTCAGCCCTCGGGGGTGTAGGTGTATTCGAGCTGCAGCCGGTCGCCGGCCGCCAGGATGCCGTCCAGACCCAGGCCGTCCCAGGTCAGGCGGCGCGGATCGACCGTCACGATGAAGTCCTCACCGTAGATCGGTGTAGCCCCAGACTCGATGGAGAGCTGCAGCATGCGCAGGTCCGGCTGGTAGAGCAGAGCCAGGTACTTGTCGGCGACGTTCTGCGCCGTGAGCGTCCACGAATCCCGGTAGATGGCCACACCTGAACCCGCATGGGCCGGCGGCAGCGCATCCTCATCAATCACATCGTCGTCGTTGGCGTCGTAGTCCGCCTTGCGCATGTAGTCTTCGCCGTTTTCAGCGACCGATTCCGGCGTGTCGAATCCCTCGGGCGGGTTGTTGCGGCATGGGATGACTCCCGAGGCGATCATATCGCCCGCGGCGTCGGTGTCGTGGATCCGCAGTTCCAGCCCAACCTGCGCGGTGGAAGCCCTCCCCGCGAAGACCGCCACCAGTTCCGTCGTGTTCAGCGATCCAGACCCAGCGATCTGGTCTTCGCCATCTTCCCAAGATGAGAGTTCAGCCACCTTCACACCGCGGTACCACAGGGCCGCGTAGATCGTAGCCGCTGTCATTCCCGAGTCGACAATGCGCAGGTCGAGGTTCTTTCGGACCTCGGCAATGTCACCAGCGCGAGTGAATCGTTCACCGCCGATCATGGTCACGGTCATGTCTGGAGTGGTAGGCATCAGAGTGCTTTCGCGCCCTCATCGAATCTGGCCTTGAACCCGAGAGCCATTCCCTTGGCGCCCTGCTGGTGCTCATCGTTCTCGGTGTCATAGGTACGCCAGAGGACGTACCAGACCAACGGCGCACGCCACTTCGTCTCCATGGCTATCGTTTCGTCCAACGCGGCCAGGTCAACCGGCGGGTCGCTCGTTATTACCTCGTCGGTATCCAGCAGAACACAGTCACGGCGTTTCGAGTACAGCGCCTGCTGGCCATCGTTGAGATACCCAAGTAACAGGGTGTCGGCGAACCTGTAATCCGTCGCGTCTTCGTCCATCAGCGTGACGCGAGCTTCGGTGATGATGTCCTGACCAGTCATCGGTTCACATCCTCAGCCGCATCGGTTCGTTGCTGCCATCGGTCGCCACGAAGGCCATGGCCCGAGAGACGCCGTCGTTGAACTCGGATCGGTACATCATGCCAGTCTGCTGGTCGGTCCAGGGCTTACCAGGGGCCAGCATCAGTCTGGACTTCACGCCAGAAACGATGGCAGCGTACCACTCTTGCAGGTCGGTAAGGTCGGCGTCCTGAATGTCGTCCAGGGACAGCGACACGCTGACCTGAATCGCATCCTCGGTTGCTTCCGTCGGCGTTTCCCGCAGTTGCAGGATCGTCCTGGTATTCATCCTGTAGTCGATGCTGGCGCGCAAGAGAAGACTGTTCATCAGAACCAGCGTCGGACGGTTGATCCTGTACCCTTCGTAGCCATCGGGAAGCGCGAGTGCATACAGGTAGGTGTCCGCCACGATGTCGATGGGGTCCAGTTCGGCAACCAGTATCTGCGAGCGATCCAGCAGTGTCGACACGGTATCCCGCAGGGACGCCACGACCATTGGCCGTGGACATCCCGACAACTCGACCATGGACTCTGCTACGATCCTCTGCGATAGACTGTGCATGGTGACCCGTCTACGCCTCTAAGGCGATACCGGACAGTTGGGCGGCCTGCCGAGTCTCGATGGTTCCCCGACGCTTCCAAGTTACGAAATCGGCCTTCGTAGCCTCGCGCTTGATCTCGTAGGGGTACTTGTGGATCTCGCGGTCAACCTTCCGATCCTTCCCCGGCTCCTGGTTGTAGTGCTTGAACCTTGAGTGGTCGGCCACTTCGAGAAACCGTTGGGGGATCGGGATGACCTTGCCGCGGGTGATCTGGAGGACTTCGCCATTGCACCCCAGGATGACTTCCTCGGGATCCTGCGCGTTACTCTTGGTATGGAAGGACACCCAGAAGTACTTCTCGGGTTCCGGCGCTGCAGGCGAAGCAACGGCGGGCGATTCGTCCTCATTCGTCTCATCGGTCTTGCGCTCGATGGCGTAGCCGCTGGCGTACTCAGCCACTTCCCACTTGTCCGGGGAAAGGCCGAGTTCCTTGAAGCGGGCGTTGGCCGGGCGCTTGCCCTGGAATGGCTCGCCGTTGTCGAGAACTCTGCCGGTGACGAGTTCTTCTTCGGTCAACTTCGGTGCGGTCGTCTCAGGGTTCTGCGTGGGCTGCGAGTCCATCTTGTGACCCTTTCCTGTCTGCAATCGTGGTTGATTCGGTGGTTTGGTAGGGGACGGCGGCCCGGTTGCGCGTTTCAAGCGTCCGGGCCGTCGCGAGATGGCAGCAACGCTGCCGCGTTACGATCAGTCGTCGTAGGTGCCCGCCTCGATGGACATGTAGTCAGCCGAGACGTTGAAGGCATTCAGCATCAGCGTGATCCCGGGGGAGAGCTGATCGCCGACGGCCGCCGCCACGAGATCGTACATGGGGCCGAGGAAGTACACTTCGCCGCTGTGCACGCTCTCGGAGAGCGTGAGTTCGGAGGCCGCGTCACCGTCATTGGTGATGGCGATGATGGCGACCTTCTTCATCAGACCGGTGCAGCGTTCCTTGACGGCCAGGATGGACCCCACGCCGACGACATCGGTGTCGACGCCATGGTTGAGGTACCCCGTCCGGCTGGCGTAGGTGGACTCGATGAACTGGCCGATCCAGCCGAGGCTTCCCTGACCGCGTTGGTCCTTGATCAGTCGCTCCTTGAGGTACGCCGACAGGGTGTCCCCGCTGACGATCCGACGGCCGTGGAACGGGATGATACCAGAGCCGGCGGCCTCGCGGGTGATGGTCGCCCCGGACGCGACGTGCTCGATGAGCCAGCCGCCAGTGCCGAGGGAGCGCATCCCGCGGTTCCACTTCAGCATGGTGGGGGCCGTGATGTCGTTGTTGCAGATCTCGACGAAGTCGGGGATGAACCCGAGCGCGAGGTTGACGGTGGCACCAGTGCCGTTGAAGGTGCGATTGATTCTCATACTGAGGACTCCTTCGTTCTGATTCGCTTTCGTTCTCTTCGTGTCTTGGACTACCTACCACCCCCCAGTGGCGCCCCGTGAAGGACGCCACCGAGGGTCATCGTCAGGTCGTGGGGTTGGCCGTGCAGGCGACTTCGAGTCGGGCAATCCACAGCTCGTTGAGAATCGCCGCAGCCTGCCACATCTTCCAACTCACGAAACCGCGCTGGCCGAGCGGGTCGTCGCCGCTGACCGGACCGGGATTCTTCACCGCGATCTTCACCGCGTTCTTCCCTTGCAGCGGTACGATGGCGTAGGCGTTGCGTGCCACGAAGATCATGGGGTACACGTCGCAGGCTAGGCTTGATCCAGGGACATCGCCGCTGGACAGGTAGGTGGTTCCCGCAACACCGATGGCCAGCCAGGGCTCGAAGTTCGTGGTAGCGATGAACCGCACGCCCTCGACCTTACCGATCTCACCTTCCATGGCCTTCGTGCTGTCCGCATACTTCTCGGTCGGCACGAAGCCTGAAATGCCTCGGATGTCAGGCTCAAGATCCGTATGGCACATGCAGAAGTACGCGGGACTCACCGGCTCGGTGCTGATCTTCGCCGTCGCGCCGATGATCTGAGAGATGGTCCTGGCATGCGCGCGACGGAAGGCCCGCACCACCTTGCGGATGTCGCCGAGGACGATCTTACTGGCCACGAGAGCACGACTCGCCACGCCCGAGGCGTAGAAGACGTTGCTGCCAGCCGTCAGAACGGCGATGCGCAGGAGCTCGGCGGTCTCGGCCGCCTGCTCGCCGATAACGTCCGTACCTTCGGTGAGGACGGGGTCCTCGTGGGTGTCCTGAATGACATCGGTGATGCGGAAGAAGTCGCCGTACTGCTCAAGATTCGCCGTCACGTCCTCATACGAGAGCTTGCTGCCGGCGGGGGTGATGCCCTCGGCGAGAGGCGCCGTGGCCGGGGCAAGGCTCTTGTACCGGCGCCACTTGCGGGTCTTGGTGGAGTTCATCGGCTGGGGATCGACCATGCCGAAGCGTTCGGTGACCATGAGGGCCTGGCCACGCTCGAGCAGTCGCCGGGCCGCCTTCGCCGCGGTACGCGGACTGATGTCGCCGTAGGTTGTGAGATTGCCAGATGCCATGTTCGTGATCCTCCGTGTCCTGTCTGACTGTGCCTGTGAGTTGGGTGCCTATGTCTGCTCACCTGGCGCACGGAGGTTCTTGACCTTCAGGCGGCTGAGTGAAGTCCTACTTGCGATCCTCTTCGTCCCATGCGGCGTCGTAATCGTTGGGATCCGGGTCGCTCCCGCCACGCGGGGCGGCTTTCCCGCCAAGAGTTCCCGCGTGAACAGCCTTCTTCTTCTCGAAGGCATTGGACTTGGCCAGCGCAGGGGCTGCGACAGTTCTGGCCGGGGGAGCCCCCGCCTTGGCCTGGCGATACTGGGACAGCACGAAGACAGCGGAATCCACGTCCTGGGCCATGGCCATCTTCTTCAGGGGGGCGGGTTGCTTGTCGACCCAAGCGCGGAACTCGGGGGCCTGGATCACCTGGCGAACGTCGGGGGCCTGCGCCTCGACCGCGGCGATGAAGCGCGAATGAGACTGCTGCGCTTCGTACTGCTGCACGAACTGCATGACGGGAGCCAGCCGGGCCTGAACGATGCGGTCGGCGCGGTCGGCGATGAGGGGAACCAACTCGGGGAAGTCGGTGATGAGTTGCGAGACGGGGACATCCTTGCCCTTGACCTTGATGGTCTCGGGAATGTCCTCGTGGGCGTAGGCGATGAGGTCGAAGTCAGATGCAGGCGCGGCGGTAGTCTCTTCCTTGACGGAATCGGATGCCGGCGTGGCGGGGGTATCCTTCACGGGTGAAGACTTCGCGGGCGCGGCGGCGGCGTCATCCTCGGCGACGGATTCGACGGGGGGCTCGGAGGCAGTCTTCTCGGGTTTCTCGGGTTCGGCCGCGTCGTCTTCATCGAACCACGCCTGCACCTGGGCCTCGGCGACAGCGTCGGGGTCGGGGGGTACAACAGCAGCGTCCGACGTGGCAGGGGCCGCCGTTGCAGCGGTCTCTTCGCCTTCGTCTACAACATCTTGGGTTTCGTCTGTGGCCATGGTCGTTGTTCCTTTGGGCTGACGGGGAAACCCCAACCTTGGGGCATCCTCGCGCTCGGAGGTTCAACGACCTTCTGGCGCCTCTGCGGGTTGTCTGACGCCTACATGCTCGCTATCGTCACCATCTGCTTACAGCCTTCTCGCGGGCACTTCACTTCGATCCTCGATCCGGGGGCAAGGCGCCCCTTGAACAGCAGCCGATGGCAGTCAGGGCAACGGTTCTCCTTCTCGGTCTCCACCGGAATAACCCGGCTCCGCTTGCCCTGTACCGTCGCTTCCATCACTGCCCTCCAGACAGCCCGACCTGTTCCTTGGCGGCCTTGATGAGGTCCAACACGAACTGAACGCCGTGTAGCTCGCAGGCGATCCCGCCAACGTCTTCGAGCAGGTTGTCGCTGCGCTGCGGGGCCGCGGTCAGCCGGGCAAGCAATTCCCTCTCCCGCTGCCGTACCGCCATCACCAACGCCCTTGACCGTGGATCTTCCTCGGCTCGGGCGATGGCCAGGCAGTCGTCGCTGGTCGTGTAGTACGGCATTCGGTCTCCGCTGTGGGCACCATTACTGTACGGATTCCCGTTACCGGATGTCAAGCAGTCGGAGTGGCGTTTTTCGCACCAGCCGGCGCCATGAGCCCCTGAACGGCCTCGGCGCGGTCGATCTTCAGCCGCTCTCCGGCTACCACGGCATCCGTCTTCAGCTTCTCGGTCTCGGCCTTGGTCTTGTCTATGTTGGCCTTCTCGCCCTCGACAGCCAGCGCCTGGGCCAATGCCTCGGGATTGTCCTGCGCGGCGGCCTGAATCTCCTTGACCGACCGGAGCCACTGCTCGGGGTCGAGATCGAGGGCCTTGCAGATTTCCCGCAGGGCGTCGTCTAGCTTGACCAGCTTGCGCAACTCGGAGTCGGCCAGGACGATGGCTAGGAACTGCTGGATGGACTGCAGCCGCATCACGCGGTCCTGGAAGCTGGTGAACCCCAGCGGCGTGATGTCGTACGCGCCTTTGCCGGTCTTCACCTCGGGGTCGAGCATGTTCCACTCGTAGAAGTCCTGCACCGTAGGGCCAATCAGGTAGTCATCGAAGTTCTTCACGACCTGCCCGACGTACTTGCCGCCCTTCTCGACGCGGATCATCGCCTCGCGGGCCGTCTGCTGGTTATCAGAACCGCCAGCCATGATCTTGGGCAGCATCGCCTCTTCATCGGCGAACTGGACAAACATCTCGATGAGTGGCATCAACGAGTTACCCACGTCGGGTACCACAAAAGCGCTGATGGCATCCGAGATAGACCGGGCCGTGTCGCTGACTTCGAGTGCCATGCCTGGCTTTACCTTGCCATCCCACTTGCCCATCAGCATACCGCGCTTGACGCCCATGATGAGTGAGGAACTGAACCTCTTGTTGTCCTCGAATGCCCGCACGGCACTGTTCAGGATCGCCTGTGTCTCGGCCAGGTTGTCGGCCACACCGTAGGTCGTCGCCTCGTCAAGGTCCTCTTCCCATGGCACGGAGTAGAACGGCCATGGTTCGCTTTCCTCGAGGCGCTGGAACCGCACGATCTCGTCGCCGGCCATCACCACCAGGCAGGGGATGTCGTCGCCGGAACGCTCTGCCTCTTCTGTCTGGTCGCCCGTGATCGCGCCATCATCGTCGGGATTCTCTTCGCCCTTGTTGGCCTCGTAGCGTTCGGCGTAGGTCCGGGGTACCTGCACCCAGCATTCGAGCACGCGAACCACATTCTTGCGGATGGACACGTCCCGCAGCCGCGGGAGCATCTCGGAATCACTGTCTCCCTGCGCCGGCGCGTCTCGCTTCGACTCGGCCAGGACGCGCTTCACGGCCTTGGCGTTCCATCCCTCGCCGTCGCGGGCCATCTCGCGGAACTGCCGCGAACTGAGGTACTGCCGGTGGATCACCCCGCCGGACGTTCTGGGGTCGTCACCTTCGAGGTCACTGAAGATGTCCCAGATCGAGATGAAGGTCATCCCGGGCCCTGACTCAACGCTGTTCTCGATGGTCCACTCGTCAGGGGCCGGTACCGGCTGGCCAGTCTGCTGGTCGATGACGGGTTCGCCAGTAGACTGATCAACCTGGGGTTGCTGCGGCAGGGGCACCATCCGGCGCTTGGTGAAGGTCTGCGGATGGAACTTGACCCAGCAGCGACCATAGATCGCGGCGCACAGGACGGCTCGGCTGAAATGCCGCACGGCATCGCACCGGCTGAACTGCTGCTGGATCCGCTGGGTCATGTCGTCGAGTTCCTTCTCGACGGCCTCGGCCATGTCGGGGGGAATCGCCTCGTGGTTGATGGCGAGCTCACCGGCCAGCTTCAGCAGGAAGGGAATCTTTCCCCCCTGCAGGACGGCGTCCACCACCAGGGCGAACGCGGTCATCACCTTCTGCTTCGTGATCCGCACCGTGTGCTTGCTGTGCCAGTCCTTCTTGCCGGGAAAG